GACCTATCTTGGAATGAGATATTGTCTAAATATATTTTATCTAAAGACCTATCTAAAGATTTATCTAAAGATACTTCTACTACATATGTCACTATTGAGGAGTTTAATGCTCTGAAGGATAAGTTTTCTATGGTGATTACTTCATTGATTGATAAAAATAAGTTACTTAAATAGTTGGATCCTATTGTTATTTTTCTTATATTTAGGTATAATAGTTAAAATAAAGGTTATGACATATTCAGACAAAGTAAAAGCAAGTAAAGGTTTATTGGAGGCTATCAAGGCATTAGGCAATGAAGAGCATGTAATAGTAACTTATGGTACGGACTATAACGGCCAGCCTAGAGAGTATAAGATTAGTTGTTCTATATATGAGAGTACTGGTGCTGATTATAGCATATATAGAAATGATGGATGGTGGCTGGATGGTATGAATATAGACTCTTTGACTAATACTCAGGCTAAGGCTTATACTTACGATATGATGTCACAGCGTACCAGCTACACCTTCCCTCTATATGAGATGGAGATAGTGGAAGAGTTAGACAATCCAGAAACCGATCCATTAGAGAAGCTAGAAGGGTATATGGGTACAGAGAAGGGTGATCTATTATAGAGGCTACCTATGGTAGAAATTTATACTGAGTATAGATAAGAGATAAAGTTGCCTATATGAATTATATTTCGTATATTTAGGTATAAAGATTAAAACAATAAAGGTTATGGACATTCACACACAAACAAGGATTAAGATCGATTTTAGTAGAGGACAGGAGATTACACCTACCGTAATTTTTGACGGGGTAGAGCAAGAGTCACAAACATTTAGTAACAAGACTCATCAAATTGAGGAGTTACTTGATTATATTACATACAACGAGGACGGCGGATGTGATGTATACTTATAGATAAAACAATAAAGGTTATGTTTGAAGAAGTAAAAGATACAGATATAAAAGAAATATCAACTTGGGATAGTGGTGATACAGTAACTAAGTATATTGGTTATGATAGAGTAACAATGCTTGAACCAACACCAAGAAATATGCATAGGTTGATGTTGAAAATAAACGAGTTAGTAGAAGAGATTAATAAATTAAAACAATAAAGGTTATGGCAAGTTATAGATTTGATAGACATGAATTATTTACAGGTACAGACTTAGCAGAGGTAATATCTATATTAAGAGAGCTAGATAATATAGCTTTAGAGAATGATACATATATGGAAGATAAACACTCAGAGTTATCTAATATGATATATGGCCTTATGGATGGATATCTATATGACAACTTACTTACTACAGCTGCTGGATGGGCTAAAGTGCCTGTGGGGTTGTTAAAGAGATTAGAATCTATAGTTGATAAGGTGGTAGAATCTATATTAGAGAATGGTCAGGCAGTTACAGCTGTATAGGGAGACTTACTATAGAATTTCTGGAATATGGCCGGTAGGGTGAGATCAATCTGATGTCACCTTGCTATAACACTGACAGTATAGTTCCCTAAGAGGTACGTCTGCGGTGTGGCTGCGCCATACTAGGTTTCATATTTCTGATGATTTTTCGGTATATAGTAATATATATTTATATATTGTTTACATTAACTGTAAAATACCAAACCAGAGCTATTACACCAAATATAGCTATTACAATGCCTGCCTCTAATATAGTTTGCTTAATCTTCTCTTTTAATTTCATTATGTCAAATAACGTATGTTATATATGTAGGTCCCTAATGGGTACGATTTAATACTCTTGTATAAGCATCTTCATAAGATTCTAATTGAGTCATACTAACCTTAAGACTTCTTATACTGGCAGCCTCTGCTATGACTTCTTGTCTAATACCTTTTTTATCAGCCTCTATTAGTATATCTTCTATGGTCATAACTCTATGATTACCTATTATACTTTAATATAAGAACTTTTACCCGTTTTTACAACTACATTGGGGAAAAAATTCCAAAAAATTTTCACTATATAAGGGGTATTGGTAGATTTATTCCTATATTACAATATAAGAACTATTTATCATAGATGTTACCATTAGATAAAGAAAATTTATTCTCTATATTTGAAAAAGGAGATGAAGAGGTGTATAAAGAGCATGGAATTGATGATGCACTTAACAATCCTTTTGTATTAATGGGAATGATAATACAGGGATTAGAGAATTACCAGTTAATGGATGGTATGTACCAGAGAAATTACCCAGAAGAGTATAGTAAGGTAAACCAGAAGGTTAAATATAAGTACTATGACAGGTTATTTAAGTATTTACAGCGTATAGATAGTAATTCTTTTAACGATAAATATAACATAGGGGATTCATTTGATAAAGTATCGGTATATAGAGGTTTAGATGAGTTGAGAATATACTTTGAAGGTATAGAAGAATATGAGAAATGCAGTATAATAAAAAAATATAGTGACTTTTTAGTAGATAAAGTTGTTACTTTGAATAAATCTTCATATATTTAAGTATATTAAAAAATAAAGGTTATATATTATGTCGAAGTTTCAAGAAGGATTCAAAATCTCTAAGATATCCCCAGACCAAGCTCTTAATTTCATCTCCTGTGATGAAGATCAATTAAATACCCCAGCACATTATTTTACTCTAACACCTTCCCCTAGAGGAGATGGATGGGAGAATGTAACTTATTACACCAATAGACCCAGTAAGTTTAGTATACCAAAAGCTACTGTAGGTGCACAATACATATACATACTCTCTAATGAGACTATGCCTGGATTGGTTAAGATTGGGTTTACAAAGAACTTACCCTCTGATAGAGCTAAGCAGATAAATGCTGCAACTGGTGTAGCTCTTGATTTTAATGTAGAGTACTTCTATCCTTGCTTCAACGCTCATGCTTTAGAGGGAGAGATACATGCATACTTAGAGCATAACGGTTTTAGAGTTAATAAGAAGAAGGAATTCTTCAATATTACTGTTGAGCAAGCGATAGCTGTCATTGAAAGGATAGGTAAGCCGTATAAAATGCAGGAAGTCTAGAAAAATCTTCGGGCCAACTTCGCGCGTTTGCGCGGCGAGGCGTAGCCTCTTGCTATTTTACTATAAATCCTTTGTCTATTCCCGATATTTTTCGTATATTTAAGCAAATAAAAAAAGGTTATATGTTAAACAAATTAATTACTGCAAGTATTTTGAGTATTTTACTCTATTCTTGCTCCGAACCCTATGAAAGTCCTACTTGTATTACTGGAGATTGTGATGCAAAGATGATTTTTCCTGTAAATGCTGATGAAAATGGTTTTTATCATGTAAAATTAGACTGGTCTCGTGATTTTTTACCCTACTTTACTGTAGAGGTTGAAGCTTCACCTGTATCTAGTGAGTATACCTATAATAATGAATCCCATGTTATCGCTAACTTCGATTCAGATACTATCTGGACCATTGGTGAGTCGGTAGTTTATACAGAACCTCTATATAATCCGTTTACAGGTTATTTTTCCAGTAGTGGGTTCATGTTACCAGCGGGTTTTACAACAGTTTCCTTGGATCAATTTATAGGAACTACAGTAAACATAGTTCAGAATAAAGGGATACTGTTTAAAAGAGAAGGATCTAAGTTAAAATCAAAAAGAGTAGTAGGTCCTATACCTCCAATGGCTATTGGTGATACTATTACCCTTTATATGAAGGTTTATTGGGATGCAGGCACAAATTCTCAATGGAAAAACGGTTATAAACAAAAATTTATTGTGGAATAGTTGATTTTCTAAATTTTTTTATATATCTTCTAAATATTATTTAAAATAATAATAAAAATATATAATTAATACTTTTTAATACTAAGTAATATACAATATATAAATATATATTCATTAATACTAATATATATTATACAAATTAATAATAAATAAAAAAAGGTTATCTATGTTACAAGCAGAACAAATTCAATCCAATTGGGATAAACATTTAAAAATAGTAAACGCTTACATTACCGGTGAACGTAAAGAACAGGTTGTAGCTATGCTTGAGAAATTATCGGAAATTTATATTATGGCTCCTGCTAGTGGAAAGTCATGGTATCATAATGCATTTGCTGGTGGATATGTTGACCATGTCAATAGAGTTGTACAATATGCTGTTAAGCAGAGTGGTTTATACGAGGAAATGGGCGGTACTATAGATTATACCTTAGAGGAGTTAGTTTTCTCTGCTTTATTTCATGATTTAGGTAAGATAGGAGATGGTGAAAAACCTAATTATCTACCACAAACTGATAAATGGCGACAAGATAAATTATCTGAGATGTATACTAATAATCCAGACCTAGATTTTATGTTGATTCCAGATAGATCTTTATTTATCTTACAAAAGTACGGTATTAAAGTTAGTCAAAAAGAATTCCTAGGTATTAGATGCCATGATGGCGTATTTGATGAGGCTAATAAAGCGTACTTCTTCAGTTACCAGGAAAGTTCTAGACAGAAAACCTCTATCATATCTATTTTACATTCAGCAGATTTCTTAGCTTCAAAAGTAGAGTACGATATGTGGAAGAGAGGAGGAGGTTCAAGTAAACCTAAATCTTTAAAAACAACTTCCTCTACAGGTAAGTCAGTAAAAGCCTCAGAAGGGTTAAGTAATATGTTAAAAAACCTATAAGAATATGGTACAGTACATAATAATAGCAGTTTTAGTTGTTTTATCCGGAATTTTATTGTATCTTATACGTAACCTTATAATAAAGAATGAAAGATATGAAGATGTGGTAGAGGATCAAGTCTTATACCTACAGAATATTTCTAATATAATTTATGAAGGTGATAAACACTTGAAAAAGTTAGACGAAAAAGGAGTATTCCAATCAGATGATGAAGTTGGACATTTCTTTGAACAAATGAAAACGATACAGGAGGAACTGAATCGTTATATGCTCCCTAATAATTATGGCAAGGAAAAAAAGCAAAGCTAATTATTTTACAAAAGAAACAGAAGATTATATAGTAAAATATAATACATCCACAGATGTAGAGTACCGTAATAAAATATTTACAGAACATATATATTTACCGTTTTATAAATTAGCAGAAAATATTATACATACATTTAAGTTTTACTATACCGATGTAGACCGTATTGAAGACTTAAAACATGAATTAGTTTCAGTCCTTCTTGAAGAAAAGATCAGTAAATTTGATCCTTCTAGAGGTGCTAAAGCTTATTCGTATTTCGGAACTATAGTAAAAAGATGGTTAATCAACTATAATAATAAGAACTATAAAAAGTTAAAGCAGATAGGTCAATTTTCAGAAATGGAAGAGACTTATGAGCCTAATCTTAATAATGAAAATGTAAGTACAAGAACATTATCTAACTTGCTTGATGAATGGATAGAGGAAGTTTATCAAGATTTAGATAATATATTTGAAAAAGAATCAGAAAAACAGATAGCTGATGCTGTATTGATAGTATTTAAAACAAGAAATGATTTAGATATATTTAAGAAAAAAGCTCTATACATATATATCAGAGAGATGACTGATTGTGATACACCAGCTCTTACTAGGGTTATAAATGTACTAAAGAAAGACTGGTATGATAAGTATCAGACTATATACGATTTAGGTTTATTTAATAATTCCTACGACTAATCTATTTATATATAAAACCATATTATGAGTTTAGATAAAGAAATTTTTAAAGGTAAGACCTTATCTGATCTCTTTGGCGAAATATACGATAATTCAAAAGAGACTAAACAACAGGTAAGAGCATTAATAAATGAACTTAAACCTTTAATTGAAGGTATAGGTGATGCCACTTTAATCGTCCCTATGATTAAAGAGTATATGGAGATAGGAGTAAAGAATGATGATGCTTTAATTAAGTTAGCTACAATCATACAACGTATAGAAACAGCTCAAGCTAAAGGAGACGGAAATGAATTTGACTTCTCAGATCTTCAAGATCTTTTAGAAGAACAAGAACAAATGGAACAGGAAGTTAAAGAAGTAGATAATAAAGAGAATGGGGAAACTGACAACTAATTTTTCTTTACCAGACGGTAATTCCTTTAGTGCCCAAATCCCTAATGAAATCATAGCTGTAAGGGTTAAGGATATCATACTAGATGATTCACACCCAGAATATGATAAGTATGGTTTTGTAGATAGTATTGGTGCTATTAAGTATTCATTAATTAATTCTAAAATAGATACCCGAGATACTACTACCCTAGCACCTGCTTTCCCTATCAGTCCTTTTAGTAATACATTCCCACTAGTAAATGAAGTAGTTTTTATAATTAAAGGAGTAAAAGGAGATACTAAATTTGAAACTGTAGATTACTACTTACCTCCCCTAAGTCTATTTAACGATATAAATTATATACCATCAGAAGACCAGTACGATGAATCTAAAGATGAACCAGGATATGAATTTAAAACTAATCCTGAGATAAGACCTTTTTATCCATTTCATGGTGATACTATACTTCAAGGTAGACATGGACAAGGAATAAGATTTACAGGTTCTAAATCTTTCAAAAATACTCTAGTAAACGATAGTAATGCAGGACGTCCTCTTACTATATTGACTAACGGTATAGAAAAAACAGCAGTTAATTCTTTATATGTAGAAGATGTAAATAAAGATAATTCATCTATTTATCTAACCTCAGATCACATAATACCTTTAAATCAAATTAGAGATAAGTACTCTAGTGCTGATAACAGACCAGTACTTGCTAAAAATTATAAAGGAGCTCAGGTATTAATTAATAGCGGTAGGTTATTTTTCAATGCCTATGATGATGATTTATTAATATCTGCTCAAAATAACTTTGGTGTAACATCAAAACAAGTTAGTTTGGATGGTGTAGATTCTGTAGGGTTAGATGCTAAGAAAATATATTTAGGTGAAAAGGCAAGGAGATTCGAATTACAACCTGTACTTTTAGGTAACCAAACAGAGCTACTTTTATTTACATTAATTAATTCTCTTAAATCCCTAGCTACCAATTTACAAACAGCTAAAACTGTAGATCAGAAACCTATACCTAAATTGAATATTAACGGGTTTAGTCTAGAAGCTACCCTTAACGGTTTATTGAATCAAATTAACCCTAATGGAGAGTCATTACTTAAATCTAAAAAAGTCTTTGTAGAGTAATGGGTATACCAGCTAATTTAAAACCTAGATTAAACGAATTTGTTAATTCAAGTATCGGTAGAGCACAAGCTTTAGTTATTACTAAGGCTCAAAGTGAGATACAAAGAATTATAGAACAACTACTTACTGAATGTCCTCCAGTAGAAGTACTTAAGACATTTACACAAATTATACAGAATATTAAACCGATAATAGATTCTGCTGATAAAAAAGTAGATCAAGCAGCTAAAATAGCAAATCAATTACAACCTGCTATTCAAGGAGGTAGATTGCTTATAGAAATTCTTACTAAAAATCCTTTAACACAGGTTCTAGTAAATGGAGTACCTTCTGTAGTTTCTGTTCTACCTCCTATGGTACCTAATGTGTTAATTCAAGAAACAAAAGGACAGAGAAACACAGAATCAGGTTTACTAGATTGGGCACGTAAACTGGTAGAAACACTAAGTGATGAAGGCGCTGCTATTACTGATAGTATTTCGACTGCTAAAGGAATACTTGATCCAATTAAGGTTCAATTAGATCAAATTGACAGCTTAATCCAGGCTTGTATTTTAAACCAAGATCTCACAGATGAACAGAGAAAATTACTTCTTAATGATATACAGGATGAAAATTTCGATCCATCATATAACGATATTAAGTATACTAGCACATCAGGTAACGAATACACTATTAAAATTATTAACGACCCATCATCACCTCCACTAGCTCCTAAACGTCAAGCTATAGTACAAGATTTTAGAGGTATTACTGTTCTAACAGGACAATCCTCTTTTGCTAGCCGTACACAAGTCTTACAAGAAGAAATAAAATTTAGAATAGAAAATCAACTTCCATAAACTAACTATTTATAAGTATGAAAATTGACCAACTAAGGAAAATAATCAGAGAAGAAATTAAAACAGCTTTCAGAGAAGAACTTCAAGAAGTTTTAACAGAAGCAGTTAAAATTGCAAGTGAACCAGTAATAGAGAAACCCTCAGTAGCTGTAAAAAAACCAAGTAAACAAGAACTTGCTGAATTGATTGGAATTAAAACTCCACCTAAATCTACTAATGTTGAATTTACTAAAGACAGTGGAATAAATGAGATGCTCAAACAAACTCAAGCTAACATGACATCTGAGGAATATAAGCAAGTTTTTAACGGTACTTCAGACATGGTACAAAAACCTAACTTTGCTTCAGCAATGGCTAATCAAATGGGTATGAGTAATGCTCAACCAGGTGTAGATATAAGTAAGTTAGATTTTGTAAGCAAGGCTAAGAGTATATACGATGCTTCAATAAAGAAAGATAAACAAAAATTAGGGCAACTATAATGTCAAGTAAAATAACACAGATAGATCCTCTAGACTTAAGAACCTCAATAGGGGTTGGAGTTAATTTGCCCTTTACTGGGAAAGCTGTGTTTAATAGTACGTACACTACTGCTGAAGCTACGAAAGCAAACTTAATAAATTACTTTCTAACTAATAAAGGAGAACGTTACCTTAACCCTTCTTTTGGTTCTGATATTAGATTACTTCTTTTTGATAATCTTTCTCAAGAAAAAGTAGAAAACTTAAAACAAATAATTTCAAGAGAAATACAAGTATTTTTTCCTAGGATAAATACTACACAATTTGAAATAACCGGTACTTCAGATAATAGTTCAATTAGGGTATACCTACGATATAGTATCGTTAATACTAATGTAGACGATGAAGTACTTATTAATATAGATCAATAATGGCCCAAGAGAGAGAAATAAAATATGTGAATAGGGAGTTTAATGATTTTAGAACTCAACTAATTGAGTATACTAAAAATTATTTTCCAGATACCTATAATGACTTCTCCGCTACATCACCCGGAATGTTATTTATAGAAATGGCATCTTACGTTGGTGATATCTTAGCTTTCTATCAAGATACTCAACTTCAAGAAACTTTTTTAACATACGCTAAAGACCCTAAAAATTTATACTCTTTAGCTTATATGATGGGGTATAGACCAAAAACAACAGGTATATCTACAGCCACTTTAGAAATAAATCAGACCATAGATGCAGATAGTACTAATAATTACTTTCCTAGCTGGTCTCAAGCAGCTATAATACCTGAAAATCTTACAATCTCCTCTACAGACAGTTCTCAAACTAAATTTCTATTAAACGAAAGAGTAGATTTTAAATATTCTAGTTCAATCGATCCTACTGAAGTTATTATCTCTACACTAGATAGTAGCAATAACCCGGAAACTTATACCCTTAGTAAGAAAGTAGAAGTATTTTCAAGTGAGATAATCGAAACATCATTCACTATCAGTAGTACTGAGAAATTTAAAACACTCACTATTGAAGATAGTGACATTGTAGGTGTATTAGATATATACGAAGGAGTTAATCAATCAGGAGATGAATGGTCAGAAGTACCTTTTCTAGGACAAGATACTATATTTAGTGATGAAAATAATACAACTACAGACTCACCAACAGTACCGAGTAAGTTAATATTAAGAAAAGTACCTAAAAGATTTGTAACTCGTCATCTATCCACCGGATACCTACAGTTACAATTTGGTGCAGGTTCTAATAGTAATGATGATTCTCAGATACTACCTGATCCATTTAATGTAGGATTAGGAAGTGATCCTCAGTACTCTAAATTAGACAAAGCATACGACCCTTCTAACTTTACATATAGTAAAAGTTACGGAGTAAGTCCTACAGCAGGTACTACATTATATGTTAGGTACCTAAAAGGTGGAGGTGTTAGTTCTAACGTACCGAGTAATACAATAACCTCACCAGCCGCTACACCTGCTATAGTAGATCAAGAAGGAAACACCGCGAAAACAACATCAGAGTTTTTATCCTTTACTAACTCAAAACCTGCAGAAGGTGGTAGAGATGGAGATACAGTAGAGGAATTGAGAGAAAACTCTCTTAGATCTTTTAGTGAACAGAAAAGAACAGTAACACTGCAAGATTATACTGTAAGAACATTATCGCTTCCACCTAAGTATGGAAGTGTAGCTAAAGCATTTGTTACTCAAGAACAGTTAACTAATTCAAATAGCTCTGAAGATTTAACATCTTATAATCCTTTTGCATTAAGCCTTTATGTATTAGCATACGATAATAGTAAAAAGTTAGTAACTGCTACTTCATCATTAAAACAGAACCTTAAACAGTACCTTTCTGAATATATTCCAATCTCAGATTCTTTAAATATTAAAGATGCCTTCGTGGTAAATATTGGTGTTGAATATGAAGTTATAGTTAGACCGAATTACTCTGGTAGAGATGTTCTATTAAAGTGTAGTACAGCTTTAAAGGACTATTTTAACGTTACCAAATGGAGTATTAATCAACCTATTAATCTTACCAAAATATTTTCCCTATTAGATAAGGTAAAAGGAGTACAAACGGTACAAAAAGTAGAAATTACTAACAAGCAAGGAGGTTCTTACTCACAGTATGCGTACGATATAAAAGGAGCTATAAAGAATAATATAGTCTTTCCTTCTTACGATCCAAGCATATTTGAAGTAAAATACCCGGATCAAGACATTAAAGGACGTGTAACAATATTATAAAATGGCAGTATATAGAATTTTTCCTGAAAGTGATAGTTTTATCTTCACTGAAGACATCCAAGGTAACGCTGGACGAGATGAAATACTTGAACTAGGTGGTTATCCGATAGCAGGTATAGGACAAACCTCTAGGATGATCTTTAAGTTTACTACGTCGGAACTTCAAAGAGTTATTAACTCTAAAATAGGTAACAATTCATTTGAGGCTAAATTACACGCTTCACTAGCTTCTGCTTATGAATTACCACATAGCTACTCAGTAGAGGCATACCCAATATATAGTTCATGGACTAACGGAGTAGGTAAGTTTGGAGATATCCCTACCGATAAATCAGGTGTAAGTTGGATTTATAGAAACGCACAATATACTATAGATAACGCTCCAGCAGGTGAAAGATGGATTAATACTTTATCTACTCCAACAGGTTCAATACCTGAAGGTGTAGCTTGGAATTATACTTCCTATTACGAAGGCGGTGGAGGAGACTGGTTAACTGGTTCTAATGATATTAACCTAACCGCTCTACAAACATTTCAACTTAATGACGAACATGATATAGATATAGATATAACTACTGCTGTTACTCAACATTACAGCGGGTCTATTTCAAATAATGGATATATATTAAAATTATCTAACGATTTAGAATTTAATACAACATCATCTATAAGGTTAAAATATTATAGCGGTGATACTAATACTATTTATCCTCCCTATCTTGAATTCTCATGGGATGACAGTACATACGAAACCGGTTCATTATCAGTATTACAATCATCAGAAAATATTATACAACTTACAAATAATAAAGGTGAATATGTAGATGAAGGTAAACAGAGATTTAGATTAAAAGCTAGACCTAAATACCCTCAAAGAACATTCTCTACCTCTTCAGCGTATTCTACAAATTATGCTCTACCCTCACAATCGTATTGGGGACTAAGAGATGAATTTACAGAAGAAATGTTAATACCATTCAATACAGGTAGTACTAAAATTAGCTGTGATTCTACAGGCCCGTACTTTGATGTATTTATGGAAGGAATACAGCCTGAAAGATACTACAGGGTATTAATTAAAACAGAGATAGATGGAAGTACAGTAGTAGTCGATAATAGAGATACATTTAAAGTAGTAAGAAATGGCTAAGAAAGTTGTATTACGTAAAACAGTATATAATAGAGATGAGCTATCAAAAGTAGTCTCTAATCAATTTACAACATTTACCCAACCTACTGACGAAGAAGCTGGTGATACAGTAGCTGAACTCTTTAGATTATATGATAAACTATATTTAGAAATTCCTCTTACAGGTAATCAATCACATACCTACCTTATCCAGGAAAGCTCTAAACTAGTAAATGTTACTGAAGATAATCAAGAGATTCAACCTCTTCTAGATGAAATTAGCGAACTAAGAGAAAGACTTTTAATAGCAAATCAACAGTTAATTGACTTGCAAACTCAAGTAAATGAATAAATATAAATATACATTCTTAAAAGTTGAAGAAGGATTAAACAGCACTACAGCTTCGTTAAATTCTCAAGACGATAATTTAGTAGATTCGTTTAAAGTAAATTCAAGCTTCAACCAATCTACAGACTTTATAGAAGTACATTACTACTCGTTAGATGGTCGTCTTCTAGATTCTAAATTATCTAACACAGCACTTCAATCTAATCAAGACTCTGAAACTGTAATACAAGGTACTCTAAGTAACTTGAGTTTGAAAGTAGAAGATACCTTAATCGATGGAGGATATGAATACGGGGATGTTTATTTAACTTATAATTTTCTTAGTAATCCATTTAGGTTAAATGCTGTAGATTCTGAATTTTTTATAGAAGAAATATCTTCTGATAGATTTGAGTTAAGATTAATTAGTAGAGAATTAAGTGATGAATCTCTTACTACCCTTACTGAACAAATTACAAAAGTTTTATCTGAACCAAATGCTTCTGAGTATTATATTAATTTAGGTGATAATAGATTACTACTCCTTACAAATATTGATACATTAAAGTATAAAGATTTTGAGAGCTTAGTTATTAGGTTATATGAACCTTTACCTGAAGATATCACCAATAAGGTTGTTATAAAAGTAAGTGAAAAAGTAGCGGACTCTGTTACCTACCAAGCTTCTGCGGAATTAATTACAGATGATTTAAAAGTACCTTATCTAAAAGGACCAAATTACTCAGTACCTATAGAGGAAGATACAGAACAGCCAACTCAATACTTGGATATAAACGATTTGTTTAATTACCCTGTTACTAATTCATACTATGAAGTTAAATCAGCTTTTGAAGAAAGAGGAGCAGAGATAAGTATAGATTATAACAATTACTCTAACTTTATTAATTTCTCTTCTGCACAAGAAAGACTTGAAAACTTTAGATATAAAGCTAACCTAATATCATTATATCAATCTCAGAGTAATAGTATTATATCTGCTAATAATAACCAAGGAGGTATTAGTGGAAGTAGAGTTTACTACGAAGGGTTAATAAATACAATCTTATCTAATTTTGATCATTACGATAGATTTTTATACTATGAAAGTAGTTCATACTCTTGGCCAAAACTAGGTAATTCTAAACCTTACACTTTAGTAACAGGTAGTATTGCAGATAATTGGTATAGTACACAAATCACCTCAGCTTCCGTTTTTGATTCAACAAACGCTTATTCACTTGAAAACACCATACCGGAATTTTTAAGAGAGGATCCAAATAACTTAAAGTATGTGAAGTTTATTCACATGATAGGTCAACACTTTGATAACTTATGGATTTATTCTAAAAATGTTAGTGAAAAATACAATGCAGACAATAGATTAGATTTCGGTGTATCAAAAGATTTAATACAGGATACGTTAAAGAATTTTGGTATAAAGCTTTATAATAGTAATAAATCAACACAGGAACTCTTTAAGATATTCACAGGAGATTTTGATGAACTGTCTACAGAAGAATTCGGAAACAGACTAAATGATGCAACCTTTATAACAGGTTCAAATATACCTACTTCCGAAGAGAATTATAGAAAAGAAGTATATAAGAGATTATATCATAATCTTCCTTTTTTAAATAAAACTAAAGGTACTGAGAGAAGTGTTAGAGCATTGCTATCCTCTTTCGGGATACCGTCCTTATATACCTCAGGTTCCTTTAATGGTTTAACTTTAAATCAAATAGGAGGAACTATTTCAGGAAGTTATAATTTAGGACCTGACTACTATGTTACTTCTTCTTTAGGTAAAATTAGATTAGATAACACCGGAAGTATAGTTTCAGGAGATACACTTTCTGCACATACATCTATTACTAAATTAGATACTAAATATAATAAAGATTATAATTTTGTAGAAGTAGGATTCTCTCCTTCAAATTATATCAATAACTTAATAATTGCGTCTTCTTCTGCAGATAACTTTAATATAGATTCTATTTTAGGAGATCCAAGACTAGAGCAAGAGCAAAGCTACGAAGAATTAAAAACTAAGTCATTAGAGTACCTTGCATCTATATCTAGTTCAATATATGATTTAAAGGATTTTGTTAGGGTATTAAAATTCTACGATAACGTTTTATTTAAAACCGCTACAGATTTCCTACCTGCTAGAGCAAACGTTAGTACAGGAATTATAATTAAACCACATTTACTTGAAAGAAGTAAAATCAAAAAACCTTCCCTTAGTATTATTACCCAGCACTATTCCGGTTCAATTGAGATAGGAGAAGCAACAGGTAGCCATGGAGGTTCATATAGAAATAAATTATCAGAACTAGATACTGCGTATAGTCAATCCGTAATGACCCCATTTGGTCCAGATTTTCTACCTTACCATACCCACAATGAAGCTAAGTACGATGGAGAATTATCAGGAAGTGTAATAACTCTTAGCAACGGTGAATTGAATGATGAAAACGATTTTAAATACGAAAATCCTAACTCTTCATTTTTCAAAGTTTTTATAGTCAATAACTGTGAATTACCTATTACGTTAGAAGGTTTAAATACCTTTATTGGACCAACACCAACTAATACACCGACTAATACACCATTACCCCTAGATCCAACACCAACTAGTACACCAACACCAACTAGTA